GAATGGAGCGCAGTGAGAATGTATTTGCTGTATCGCGGTTATTTAGTCTGTAGTAATAAAACTGTTGCGATACGTTGATTGGGAAATATGCCCAATTTCTATCTTTGAGTGTAGTCTCTGGCAGCGATTCCCAAGTAACCCAATCAATTCCATCGTTACTGACTTGGAAGTCTAAGTTATAAGTTGCCTCACCAGTAATCGGAGCATAGCAGTTAAATCCAACGTAGTAGATTCGTTGTTGCCCATCATAGGCCGCACCAAAATAGTTTTCTGCTAAAGTGGATGTAACGTGCAGCTCTAAGTCGCTATTGGTTTGTTGGTCAAACAAAAGATAAGCGTCGGGGCTGTCAATCGGAAGCGCTGCAGAAATGGTGGGGTTTACAATGTATACCCAGTTGGCTTCTAATACATCCACGCAGTTTGGTGGCATGTAAAGAACTTGTTGGTTGGTTTGTGGGCCTAGAACTTCAATCTTTTGTAGCCAAATGTTAATACCACGGTTAACGCTATTCTGAAGAATATAGAACAGCGCTTGGCGTCCAGCGTCAATGTATTCAGGCGTTATTTCTTCCGCCGTTTTACCAGCATCACGATAAGCGTACGAGATCAACTGGTCAACAGTGATCTTGGTTTTGTTGTACGTATCAGAATACGCCATATTAACGTCCCCGGCCAGCGGCTCGCTTAGGTACTTTATTGGGTAATTTGTTTGATGCTGGACCGGCCTTTACAAACTCTTTGCCAACCTTTTTAGGAATGCCGAGGGTTGATTTACCAGCGGCTGCGGCGTACATTGCGCCTTTTTGGGCTTTAGATTCGTATGGCATTATGAGCAAGCCTTCTTAGTCTTGCCACCTTTTTTCATGCCCGTTGGATTATTCATTTGGTCAACGTTGGGACGCCCAATTCCTTCTGATACTTTATTGAGTCTATCAGCTTCATTTTTGGTAAACTGAGCACCAGCGGCAGCTTTTTGAGCCGCAAATTCAATTTGCTGTTTTGGGTCTAAACGCATTTCTTCAAGGTAACGGGCTTTAGCATGTTTCTGTTCCGTAGGGGTTACATAACTTCCAAATTCACCGCTGTATTTGTTTACTGATTTACCACCACACAACATTTCTGGTTTAAACTTTTTTGCTTTATCAATGCTTTTTATATCGGCATCAGTTTTTTTAGCGCCGTATACTCCGCCACCCGCTTTGTACTTACGTACGGTTCCGCAGTCTTTTTTGGTGCGGCCACCTTTTTTAAGTTTGGACAGGTCAGTATGCTCGCCCTTGTGTTCTTGCTTATCATGCATAGAAAAGGCTTTTTTGATAATCTTCTTGTCCTGAGCAACGTCTTCGCTCATTTCCTTTTTCTCAGAATGGCGTGACTTATAGACAGCGCCGCCTTCTTTATAACATGGCAGGTTTTTTGCCATTTTTGGATTTGTTTTGAAGCCTTCCATGGTAGTTCCTTTAGGTTGTCCTATATACACTAATGCAAAAATAAAGGGGTTTACGCCCCTAAAAACAGCGCTCTTTCACGTTCCCGGCGTTTTTGTAAGACTGCCGGTTTGTTCCACATGAGAATAGCATCAGCCGCACCAGGGAGGTCATTGGCATTAATCCGTTTGACCACGGTGGAGTTCTTAAAGGCAGTGCCTCCAATATTGAAGCATAGGCTGTATAGGGCGTCGTATTGGGGTTGGGTAAGGGGTACCTTCACCGAGCTCTCTACGGCCTCGCTACACCACTTTAAATCACTTCTAAGGAGCTCTTCTACTTGCTCGTCTGTCAGGGTGGCTGTAATGAGGTGCTGTTCATCGGGTTTGATGAGGTGGCCTACACCAATCGTCCAAAGGCCCTTAGAGTCCTTGTACGCCTTGTTACGGGCGCCTTCTTCTTTGGTAATGAAGGCTAAGGTTGATTTTGCGATTGCCATGATGTCTTCTTCAATATGGGTGTAGTTGTTTGTAAAGTGGATTACTGCGGCCACGCCCAGAACCCACAGCAGTACTGCTATGAATTTTTTCATTTTTACTCCTTACTTTGCTAATAATACAGCAAATTGGGGTTTATTTTTTGCTTCTAATCTCAGTTATTTTTTCCAGGGAACGTGATCCAAAATAGGCCCCGAACACGAGCATGCCCCAGTTCCCGAGCAAAGTTACGTAGCTCTCGTTTGCATTCAGGCCAAAGGCGGACATCATGGCAAACACAAAGTAGCCACCAAGGATCGCTATGAGCGCCATGGGGCGAATGTTTTTAGACAGCCAAGAGTCTGCTGACATGTCAGCCTTCCAACGATCTGTGACGTTGTTCTGCTCGTTCATGTCAGCTTGCAACTGGGATAGTTCTCCTTCTTGGGCTAGCTTGGCTAGGTCAAGTTGGGCTTGTGCTTTTTGTGCTGGGTCCGGGATGAGCTTGTCAACTAGCTTCATTCCAACCGATACAATGTCGTCGATGCCAAACATTATTGCTTTCCGTTCATTGCTTTGATTTTTGGCAATCCCATTCTGTCTTCAATAATGGCAATATGGGTTCTATTTTCCGCAATATGGTCGCGGTTGTGTTGGATTTCTTTTTCTAAATCTTGGCGCAGTTTTTCACGAGCCAATTCAGCGCCGCTGTTAGATGCTTGTTTATTGTCAGTAGTAACTACCAAACTGACTTTTTGGTTCAGAATGGTAACGTCATGCTGGATTGAACCGAGGGCTTGGATGAGGTAGCCAGTACAGCCGATGAGTAGTGGTAGTAGCGCAAATAATAATTTTTCAACAAATGCGCCTTTTTGATTTTCGTCTGTCATATTATTAGTGTATCTTAAGTACGATAGTAAGCAGTGTTACCATAATAAAACCGGCTGAACCAATGAGGATAGTCTCTAGGCGTTTTAATCTGGCGCAGATTGCCTCGTAGCGGATCTCGCAGATCTGCTCGTGGGCGGATAACGCAGCCTCGTTCTTGTCAATAAATTCAGACATTTAATATTTACCTTCTGCAAACATATTGGCAAAAACTGTGCCATCTTCTAATGCTTCTATTTCATGCCAATCGTTAGCCACTAAATTAATGGGTTGAGTATCTTTGGTCATTAAAACTTCTTTACCCTCTTTGCGAACCACGCAAGAACCGGCCATACACATAGTTGCATGAGCATAAAGATGGTTATGCGCTGGCAAACCTTCGCCTTTATTTACATGAAATATGTTTAAAGTTGCACCATCATAAGTAAGGCTGTGTGCTGGTGGCACAGGAATAACTTTACTTTGTGGAATTACTTGGCTCATATTGTTTGTGTGCCTGTAGATTTAGGTTGATTAATAGATGCTTTAGCTGCTGCTTCGGCTGCTGCTGCTTGATTTGCCGCAACTTGATTGTTATATACAGTTACGCAATTATTAGCCCAATCTGGAAGTGCAGAAATAACTTCATTAGCCGGTTTTGTAAAATCAGCATTATCTTTAAATTCAATCCAACCCAAATTAACTTTCCATTGCAAAGCATGGACATTTGATGGAATTTTTGTATTAGATAAATCTAATCCAGCTAAAGCCATACCATCTACATAAACCGCATTATCTTCATTAATAATAGTTAAATTCATTCTTTATTCTCCAAAATCATTGTTTGCGCTTGTTGCGGTATATTTGCTGCCGCTAATAAAACTTTTTGTCCTACTTCGTTTGCTTTAACCATTTCGTTTCTAAATGATTCTACGGCTGCAGCGGTGCCATGTTGCTGTCTTGAATTTTCAATCATCATTACAGGCAACCAAGCCATAGCACACCCCCATTCATTCATATCTGTACCAGTTTGAGGATGTTTTCCTTTTACCTCAATAAACCATGAGCAATCCCATAATTTACAAGGCTCAAAACCATTTAAAGGACAATTTGATTTAGATTCTAGTTTCATTAGTTTTTGCTACAAATAATAATGTTAGCATATTGAACATTCAAAGTAATAGCAGAGGATGTTGCTGAACCAGAAATAGAGTGAGTGTGTGAACCGCCGCCGCCAGTTGCACCAGAATTACCCGTTGGAAAAGTTCCACAACGTCCAGGTCCTGGTCCACATCCTGTACCGCTACTTGTCATAACGGTATGAGTATGGCTTGGAATTTGAGTAGTAGAAAGAGTTGTTGCTCCAGCACTTAAACCTGATACGTTAATTGTTGGTGTTTGGTTAGCAAATACTGTGCTAAATGCAGTTGTACCGCCAGTTGTACCACCAGTACCGCTTACTAATCTTAATGCTACATCGTTTACAGTAGTTACTTGTGTCCAACCAGTGGGTGCGGCAGATTGATAAAACAACATAACAGAGCCAGCGGGGATAGAACCGCCGCTAGTGGCTGCGGAAGTCCAGTTGGTGCCGTCAGATGTAAGCACATAGCCAGAGGTGCCAACGGAACTTAATCCGGTACCTCCCTTAGCTGGGGATATGACGCCGGTTGAACTGGCCCCTGGTGCGACGTTTGAAAAATTACGAACGATTGTCATTTAATTCTTTCCTTTATTAATACTTGCCTTCTGCAAATACATTTACAAATACTGTGCCATCTTCTAATGCTTTAATTTTCTTGTTGAGCATTTTCTTGTTCCGTTTTAACTGGCATCCATAGCCCTGTGTAATTCATTTGTGCATTTATATATCGCACTTGCATTTCTATTGTTCCATCTGCTTTTTGAAACATACGAAATTCAGGTGAAGAATTAGGATAAATGCTGTAAGTCATTATGCAATAGTTAAAGTTAAAGTTGTTTTGCCAGTATCATTTTGTAAATCTGTAATTTGAACTTTAAAAGAAAAATCACCAGTAACAGCAGGAACACCAGTAATTGTATTATTTGCAATACTTAAACCATCAGGCAAAGCATCAATAGCAGTAATTACATATGGTGTTCCAGCATTTACACCAGTTAAAACTTGTGTATATCCAACATCCTTTTGTGCATTAGGCAATGATTGTGGGCTTACAGAAGGTGGTAAATAATAAGGATTTTGGTTCCAAGGTTTTACAGTTCCATAATCACCATTTTTTGCATTAGTGCATAATTGAACACCATAAGGCATATCGTCATAAGGTGTAGCCGTAAATGGTAATTCTTCTGCAATTTCTACAAATTTAACTGTTAAAAATACAGTTATATTATTTGGGTCATTATAAAAAGGGTTTTTAGCATATTCTACTGTTAACATTTTATTTTCCTTTAATTAAGATACTCGGCAAGCAATTCCCCAAGCGTGGGAATTTCCAGTATCGCCACCACTAGAGGAAGCCGCCCCCATCCATTTCCAAGTTCCAGATAAATTATTTACTTGACCACCTGCGCCATTGCCACTACTGCCATCGCTACTACTAGATGCAAGACCATAAGTAGAACAAAATTGCAAATGACCTGTACCTGCCGAATAATTAGAACCTGATACTAATTGTGACCCACTATAGTTTTCAGCTGATATGAAACAATAGCTACCAACACTATTAAAAGTTGGACAAGCAATAGTTAAAGTTCCAGTTGTAGTAATTGTTCCACCTGATAATCCGTTACCAGTAGCAACAGAAGTTACCCCAGTGCCACCAGCTGCTGCGGATGTCCAAGCAGTACCATTAGATGTGAGCACATAGCCGGAGGTGCCAGGTGCCGGTACCCCAGTGGTCTGCGTAGTTGCATCATTAAAAGTAATGCTTGTGCCCGAAGTTGTAATTGCCATTTGTTGCTCCTAAAAATTAAGGTGTTCCGCCAGCAGTTTGACTGCCAAGCGTAATTAAGTTGCCTGAAGAATCTAATGATGCAATGGTGGTGGCGCCGTGTTTAAACAATAGTTTACCACCAGATTCTGTAATTGAATAGCCAGACAGCCCTAAAACTCCGCTGTAGCCCGAATAACCACTGTATCCGCTAGCCGCGATTGACACAACGTTAAACGCAATGGTTTCAACAATATCGCCTGAATTACAAGCCACCGCCAATACCACGCTTGTACCATTAGAAGCTGTGTAATCAGCACTATTTAGCAATACTCCATTTACATAAACTTGAATTAATCCAACGGTATAAGTTACAGTAAATGTAGTTTGGGATGCTGTAGCTGTAAAGGCTGTTCTTGTGTAAGTAGTGCCGCCTACAGTTGCCCAAG